TGTTGATCGCTTTCCGCTGCGCCGTCTAACTTGGACTTAATTTCGTCAAGCTTGGCTTTCACGCCTGGCTTAGTTAATTGTGCATGTAATGCAGCAGCATCAATGTCTGTAGACGGGGTAGTAATACCCAGCAGGTTAAATAGCAGGGCTAATGCTTCGTTCATGGGCGTAGGCTCCGATGGTTGGTTATTAACGTTTGCATGAAGGGCGGCAGCTTGACTCATGCCCTTTACTGCTGGGTCATTAGTGAGAGCGGCGCTGTGAAGGTCTAACACTTCACCTGTGTGTTTGTTGTAAATGACGACGGGGGAGTAGTATTTGTACTCACCGTCTTTGATGTGCTTTCGCGCGGTGGGCGTGAAATTAAGCTGAGCAAATAAGCCTTTGTCTTCTCGCCATTCGAATTTATTACCCCATGCACTGGCAGGGGCTTTAGAACCGTTCTCTTTGGCAAGTAGGGTTTGGTGGTCGTAGTCGACAAGCAGCTGCTCGCCCGCATCAGCTCGCGCATTTAATTTCGCGGCGAGGGCTTCGCCTTTGGCATTATTGATGCGCCACTTATTACCAGGCACTTCAGTAGGGCGGCCATCATAGGCAGCGAAGTCAGCTCCTGGGAGTATTTGTTGCCAGGGTTGTTCTATATCAATTGAAAAGGTACAGGCAGCAACGCCAAGTGGAGACTCAACGTTGTCCGACTGGTTCGATAGGGCAGCAAAGGACACGGCTGCTGCTAGCGTTGTCGCTACATGGCGGCCTCCAAGTACTGAAGATGTAAGTGTGGTTAATTGTTTTTTCATAGCCCGACCAGTATGTCGGGCTATAGAGAAGGAAGGGGATTAGTCTAGGTTTGGGATATATTGTGCTTTAGCAATTGTTGAGATTGATTGGTGAATTAACGCATTGAGGACACTGTTTATTTGCAATGTGTCGGTTTCCACATCCAGCGAATTTACGTCATCGTGCAATTCTTCAAGGGTTCCTTTGAACAGTTCAAACTCCTTTAAATAAAGCAGGTTGTTCACTCCCAGCCGCTGATATTCGTCTGCAAAATTGTAAACTTCATTTCCTAAAAATACAGAGCGGTTCAGGGCGAGTTTTAGTCTATCAATAAAAATTTCTGCTTCCGGACTGTAGAGAATTGTCTGAATTACTCCTTTCTCCACCTTTAAGCCATCTAATGTTATTGGAACTGTCGAAGAAAGATCAGCTCTATCTTCAAAGGTTAATGCTCCCCTCAAAACTTTCCCATCTTTGGATAATACAACAAAGCTGTTTACTAGCGAGCTACGAAAGTCCTGAATTGCCTTGTTATATTTTTCATATGTCTTTTCATAAATATCCACCGCCTGGTTATGCTTCATGGTTTCTTTATGAATTTCTGCAGTGGCTCTTAACTCGGCAGCGGTCGAATTAAGCTCACTTCGCTGATACTTCAGTTGACGAAGCAAAAGTAAAATGGTGAAGAATGTAAGCATCGGGTTGAGGATGCCACCGAAAAAATCGCCAAATGCCCCAAAGTCACTTTGATTGCCAAAGCCATCATTAAAATTACCGAAATAAGCTAGCAGCATTAAAATGCCGATAGGTAATGCAAAACGCGGAAAATACTTGATGATTTTGTCTAACGTAGTGTTTCCGCCTTCGACAAGGGGCTTCCCTTCGCTCATTGCTGTTTAAATCCTTTCAGAAGTGTTTAAGTTTTTTAATTGGTAACTTTGCTCGTCTAATCAACAAAGTCGCCTTAGGATGTCTTACAGGGCGCTTTTATGCAATAGCATCTTTTAGGTGGTCTTGCAGTATTTCAACAATCTCGTCTGCATCTCTCCACGGCCCAGTTGTGAGACCTAAGAATGGTCGGGCAGGTATGCCGTCTTCTTCTCTACCGAATTGGTGTGTGGCGGCATATTCTTGGTTGCTTCCGAATGTGAGTACTCTTCCCATTATCTGATAGGTTAACAAATCACGCATGGTACCGGATTGCTGCAGTATCCTATCTTCGCCACCTTTTCGTGCTAACGTCTCTGGCGCTAGCGGTTCCCATTGCTCACCATTGGGCGCTAGCTCAAGCTTAAAACGTTCTTGGGTTGCTTCTATCAGATATTCACCGATTTCCGCGAACGCTGGCTCTAGGTCAGTTCCTGCCCTGGCAATGCGAGAAAGCAACGCATTTATCTCTCCACTGCCATAAGCACGAACTGTAATGAAGCTGCCAGCCATAATTAGTCAGCCTGCAGCACTAGGTTAGAAAGAAGATCACCAAACATGGCTTTTTCATGTTCAGGGGCTTTTTTCATTAGCGCTTCAATACGCGCTTGCTTTTCTGCCGTTGGTACCGACGATTGAAGCACTTGCTGTGCGTCGCGCAGCTGCTCGCTTTCTTCTTTGTGGCCAGCGTTAATTTTATCGAAAATACTCATTACAGTAGTTCCCCCATTAGTTCGTCGAAGTATGCGACTATCGCTGGATAGTGCGTTTCAAGCATGGCGCGATTAAGCGCCCATGCGGCAAAGTGTTCGGCATGCCATTCCATGGTGTCTTGCATACTGTAAGTGGTAATACTCTCATTTAAGCCAGGTGTAGGAATTTCCATGCGCATGGCCTGAAATTGAACTTGGTGTCCCATTTCATGAAGCCATGTGATTATTGCGCCACCGTGATCACCACTGTCTGTATAGTGCCTTACAATATGCGACAGCGACCATTGCCGCTTGCCAGCCTGTAAAGCGAGTATTGCCGCCTCTACCGCATTGGTTAAGTCGGTAATGTCGGCAATTTTACTTAAGTTTACACCTGTTTTGGCTTTTACGACTACGTGTTTCCAAGCTAGTGCTGTATAGCCATTTGCACGTCGCGCGGTGTTACTGGGCACAGGCCAATGACCGTTGGCTTTTGATATTGGGACATTCAAATAACGGGTAATGTTTTCTGCTAATTCTTTGGCTTTCTTGCTTCCACGCACCATTTCAGTCGGTTTAAGAAACAAGGTTTTCATACCGTATGTGGTAATAAAATCGGTCACTTGGCGCATTTGTGGTTGCGCTTGGCTCAATTCTGAAATGACCTTGTTAAGCCCATGTACTGTCACGTTCTTATTGGTTGAGTAAGCGCTGGGTACCATACGTTCCGGTAGGCGCTCTTTTAGTGGTGGCTTTGAAAGTTGCTGCTGGCGCAAAACGTCGGCTTGCGATTTTGAGCCAGGCGAATAGTCAAAACCAGGGTCGATACCTACTGGCACATAATGTACTTCACCTGTTTTCTTATCTATCCATTCACGCGTCTCAATAACGGGCTCTTTGCTTAATTTAAGGCCTTTTCGCTGAATGCTTCTGGCTGTCTCACCAAACACTTTGCATTTACATCCCCAACCGTTTTGGGGAAACCAGGTAAGCCAGAACGGCGACTCTTTAGGTAAAACGGTACCGTCTTTACTTTGGTGATGTGGGCGAGGGTAGCGACTATCTCCGTGCGCATAGCGCCAGTAGGGAAAACTCTGCAGCTGCTGGAAGCGACCCGCGTTATATGCTTGGCGCATGTTCGTGTCGTAAATGATATTAGCTCGCCATGCGGCACTGCCTGCGTGTTCCCATCCATGCTTTTTAACCAGGTGTTTAAACTCTTTTTGAAACCAGCTTAAACTTTTGCCCTCTGCTATTGCGCTGTCTACCATTTGGCGAATGTCGGCCAACAAATCCGTCTTCGTTGCGCCAGCCACCATAAAAGCGTTGTTGTGCTGTTCGCGCCACACATCAGCCCAGCGTTCGCTGGGCATGTTCAACTTGTTTCTAAAATGGGTAATGGCTTCAGAAAACTTCTGAGGGCCGTACTGGACAGGCATTATTTATTACCCTTCCGTTTCGGTACCCAAATTTTGAATAGGCCACAGTCAGGACATTTAGTTTGGCGATGAGTTTTAAGCATTTTTCTTGCCCAGCTGTGCCAGCTAATGTAACCAGAAGGGCATGGTGTGTGATGATCGCAAGGCATTATTGTTATCTCCCCTCATTTACATCAAATCGTCCGCTTAACTCAGCTGCGGTAAATGCTTGGCCCAAAAGTAGTTGATAATCTTCAACGGGCAGTTGGTCTTCTAGTTCTAGCAGCTGCTCTAATAGCGCCTCCAATGAATTAGCATTAGCTACTAGCGACTCAATGGGTTGCATTAACTGACTGAACGATTCGCCAGCCTGTTGTGCTAAACGCTTAGTGAGCACATCTGCGCCGTCGTCTTTCGGCTGTTGTGCTTTAAGTGCAGCGAGCGCTAAACGCAATGCAGCGGTTTGCGGCTCTTGTTTTGGGTCGTCCTTGTCCGCATCCTTTTCCTCTGGCTCTTTAACAGCAGGCGTGGCGACAGCGCGAGCCAAGATGGCCTCTTCACCCTCAGGCTCAGGAATGCGAAGCTTATCTTGCGCCCAGCTGGCCGGAATGCGAAAACCAATGTCGACCAGCTTGGGTAGGCTCTCAGCGTATTGGCTGATGTCTTCGGGCTCTTGTGTGTCGAATATAATGCGCGGCTTACGTCTTGGGTCGCCTCGGTAGCTTAGGCTGTTAAGCGCGTGCATCGGGAACACAAGGTCACGGTTTAGCGTGTTAGCGATTTGGCGTAAGTCATGGTCGCGAATGTCTTGCCGCACTTCATTGTGCACATTGCCCAATGCCTGGCTGCCCGTGCTGTCTACCTGTGATGTGAGTGTTTGACCCAAAATGACTTTGGATTGGATACGCTCACACCAGCTCATCATAGTCATGAAGGGGTCGCTGCCGCCGCCTTTCGCTGCTTCGTGAAATTCAATTTCCATGCCTTTGGGGATTATGCCCCCAGCGTTGTGACCAATGCCGAGTACGGCTTGAAGCAAGCGGCTCTTTTCAGTATCAGTTGCACCACTAGGGTATTTACCCAATTTAATAGGAATGCCGTAAATCTCTAGAAACTCGGCTAAGTCACGCACAGAATAGTTTTTGAATATGAACGGCCATGCCAGCTGACGAATTAGGCCAATGCGTGCGGCATAACCGCTCTTTGCAGGATGGCGGTGCTGCAGCCAGTTAAGCGGGCGTAGTTTCTCGCCTTTACCCGTTTGGTCACGAAGAGCAATGCAGTCCTGGTCGTCGTGGTGTAACTGGAACCACGTAGCAGGGCGGTGCACGAATGCCTCAGGAATACGGAAGTTATTGTAAAAGCCCCATTCATGCTCAATGTTTGAAAAGCCTTTTAAAATGCCGTCACCCATACCAAATATGATGTTGTGCCAGTCTTCCACATCTTTCAGCATTTGCTCTATGTTAGCCGCATCCTTTTGTTCCTGGGCGGTAGCATTCACAGGCGGCTCTATCTGCCAATCGATATCGGTCAGCGCCATCTTACGCTTGAATATTTCAGCCTGGATGTGACCGTCTTTCTCTTCGATGTCTTCAGCCAGATAGCATTGTTCTAATAAGCTACCATGTTCAGCATTTTTAAGAATGACCGCCAACGTGGCAGGCGTTAGCCCAGAACTAGGATGCTCAGCAAACTCGCGCCGCATTTGCGCGACGCGTGCTGAATTGTCGGTTTGTTTGGTTTTAAGGCCGCGTTCGCGTACACGAAAGCGCGTACCGTTTTGCTCGTAGGTTTCCATCAATAACACCCACTTTGTTGGATTGAGTAGTTGTCGTCATTGTTGCGGTTGTCTCGCCTTTCGGCTTTGGAAGGTAGGCTCATGTAGTCAATTTCACCGCCCTCCATTTTACTGGCCGCAACCATCATGCAGCAGGCAATAGCGCCGTCGCCATGTCGCTGTTTTTTACTATCGGTTTTCGCATCAGGTATGCGAGGCACGCCCCGGTTATTAATTTGAATAGAGCGCAGGTCATCCATGATGTCAGCGTCACTCGGCAGGATAATGGTGAAGTCCTCAAAGTGGGCCTTCATAGGCGGCATGCTTTCTCGATACCAGCTCTCGGTAATCTTGACCGACTCGATAAGCCCCGCGCCGTAATGGTCAACCGCTTGCTCTGCTAAATACTCACCGTTACCCGTAGCATCCAATTGCGCGCCAATAAAGCGCGGTAGCCTGTCGATGATGAAAAATAAAATTTGCTCCTGCTGCTTGTAGGGAATGTTTTTAAGCTCCACCACAAGCGGCACACGAAGGCTTAAGTCTTGCTGTATTGCACCAACCCATAAACACGTTAAGTCGCCAGAACGTGCAAAGTCCTCCCCTAAGCAGTGGCGCTGCTCCGGGTTTAACTTCTCTAGCTGAGGCAGTAATACCTCTTTGCACCAGTCTTTAATATCAGCAGCGCGCAAGTCAGGGCGCATCTGGTTCCACTCAGCGCTTTGTGCATAGTGGATAACGGTGGGCTGGCCACGTTCGTCGGGTTGCACCATAGCCTTATCGATTAGGGCACGGCTAATGTAGGCACCACCACCCGATTTAGGCACACAGAAATACTCTTCTAGTGCATCCTCTTGGCTGGCGGTATCGTTAAGTAAATCGTCCTTCCACTTTTGTTCGGCCTCTTGGCTCCAGTCATTCCCTTTAACCTGGCATATGCGCTGGTACAAGCCTTCATTGCATGCGTCATCTAGCGTAATACGATGAATGCTGTAACGCTTTTTGCCTGCTCGGCTATCTTGTATTAGCTGGTTAAAAAGGTTCTCCGCACCGTTGTGAGTACTGATAAGGCGCACCTTTGCGCCCCACATGGTAAGCGCAAGTGCAGCCTTGAGTACTTCCGCCAATTGGTCGTGGAATGCGGCTTCATCAATGGTTACGTTACCCTGCATACCACGCAGGTTAGACGGCTTCGAGCTCAGCGCCTGTATTTTAAAGCCACTGGCAAAATGAATGACGAAGGTAAGAATTTCTTTACCTTCCTGACCTTCATCAATGAACAGCTCTTCTTGTAT